CAAGACGATACAGGAAAAACCAGGGTGATAACGTGAACAATAATGTCAAATTAAGAAACTTGTTTAAAAAATATTTATCTTCTTTTCAGGAACCGGAGAACCGAAAACTGACAATAAATGCAGCAAAAATAGTATCAATGGCTGTAATCGGGTTGATGATATCGAACGCTTTTGTGGTTTCCGGAGCTGAAATGATGATTGAGAGTGGGATCCCACTTGAAACAATAAAAGCAACTATCGGACCTTTTTATCTTACAGCCGGTATGTGCATGTCTGCGTACTTCATCATAATACCGTCAATCAGGTTATTTCAGTTAATAATGAGTCATAGCGAGAAGAAAACACAGAAAAACATCTAAATTTTTATTTCCCGGGAAATAATCCCGGGTTCATGAGGAAAAGATGAACCGAACATGATCAAAGACATGTGCGAACCTGATATCAGAGGATGGGTCGAGCACCGGTACCGACATTTGGCAGCGTGTATACCAGAAAATAACAAGGGTCTTATGAAGAAAATATTCTACGAAATCAAAAAGCAGATGGGCAACAGATGGAAAAAAAACACAACATATTTAATATCACAGGCAACACTTGTTGAAAAAAAATAAAAAAATAAAGTAGGGGTGTTATTCTTTTGACAATAAAAAAATTACTGACAATATTATTTACAGTGGCTCTGGCACTTCAAGCTGTCGCTGGCTGTGCAGCAGCTGCAACAACCTTTGTGGTTGACGACGACGGACCAGGTAATTATACTACGATCCAGACCGCACTGGGTGATGCAGTTGACGGTGATACTATCATAGTGCAGCCAGGGACCTATCCACTTGATAAGACAATCGTCGATAAAGCAGTGACAATAAACGGAGGTCCTGGATATCCTTCAGTCGGTGGTTTTAGCGTCCATGCTAAATCAACTATCCAGGGGCTGACAATTACTCAAGGGATCAGCTTCGACGGATTTGGGATGCAGTGCACGATCCGGAACAATCAGTTTATAGGATGCGGGGTTGACATCGGAATCAATCACGCATACGGAGGACAGACAATCAGAAACAATCTATTTTCAGGCAGTCAAACAGGTGTATACATGTTCGATAGCTGGAAAAATAATGTTTTCAGCAACACCTTTGAAAATTGTGAAATGGGTATATGGTGCCAGGACGGTGCAGGTGAGCACGTGATTACCAGCAACACTTTCAAAAATTGTGGCGTCGGAATCAAGATGGCAAACGACTGGGCAACAATATCCAATAACTATTTTTCAAACAATGTAAACCTGCAAATGGACGACAGCCCGTCTTCAAAACTGAACGGAGCTAAAGCTGCAGGCAAAAACATCATAGGCGGTCCTTACATGGGAGGTAACTTCTGGGGATCTCCTGCAGGAGATGGCTTCTCCCAGACTCACCTTGACACTAACGGAGACGGGATCGCAGAAGAGGTATACCAGATCTCAGAGGGCATCGTTGACAACCTGCCTCTGGTCACACCAGGGACAAAACCCGAGGAAGAACCTGCACCTGAACCAACTCCTACCCCTGAGCCTACCCCCGAACCGGAGCCCACTCCCGAGGAAAACGATACTAACGTCACACCGGTCCCCACGCCAACCCCCGAGCCTACCCCTGCCCCGGAACCAACACCTGCCCCGGAGGAAAACGGAGGAAGTTCTCACAGCTCATCCGGTGGAAGCAGTGGTGGAAGTGGAGGCGGCGGTGGAGGATCCCCTGAGCCTGCAAAGAACGTAGAGGTTAAGGAGCTCTCCCAGGTCTTTATAACAAACGGCAAGGCTGTTAAATTCGAGTTCAAAAACAATGCAACCTGTGTTGTGTCGGTGGACTTTGATGCAATCAAGAATGTAGGCAAGACAACAACAATAGTTGAGCAGCTGAAGAACAAGTCTGCACTTGTTTCCGAACTGCCTGCAGGCGAGGTCTACAAATCGTTTAATATCTGGGTCGGAAATGCAGGGTATGCTACTTCGAAGAATATTGAAAATCCAGGCATCAGCTTCAAGGTAGAAAAGGCCTGGATCCAGGACCATGTCAAGCAGGACACCATCACCCTGAACAGGTACGTGGACGAGGACGATCACGACGGCAAGGACGGCGCCTGGACAGAGCTGCCTACCAGCCCTGCAGGAGAGGATGATAAGTTCCTGTACTTCACGGCTGCAACTCCTGGGTACGGCTCATTTGCAATTTCCGGAGAGGCCGTCCAGCAGATCAAGGAAGAGAACTCGCTTGCGCTGCATTCTGAGAACAGGTCAGTGGGTGTTGCATCTACTGAAGAGAACGAAGAGGCCGAGCCTGTGGAAGAAAAAGAAAAGGGAAGCACTTTGCTCAGCCTCGGGATTGTTACCGGCGCGCTTGGGATTGTAGGCCTTGCAGCAAAGGGTATGAAAAAGTGATGGAACGTTCCACAACGTTTCATTTTATATACTATTTTTTTAAGAGGTGTAAACGATGACTGCTGCGTTCCAGGTCCATTTTACTACCAGAACCGGAAATCATATTCGCCCGTTAGACTCACAGGAGGAGGTTGATAATTTTGTAAAAAATATGAAGTCACTCGGGATCCAGGTAAAAAAAGTCACCGAGGGGGATAAGGTGCTTGAAGTTGATACTACAATTCCGGAAAATAAAGATAAATGGAAAATAGAATGGCCGAAAGGAGGGCTGAAAGATCACTGAAAAAACATATGAAAAATGTACAAATTCTATATTATGTCCATCCTGCAGGGAAAACGCTTGGAAACTGTATAAATCACAAGTGATCAATTCGTACTATCTAAAAGTCGAATGTTCAAAATGTGGATGGACTGTTCACACTGGTTTATCTGAAAAAGTAGATATCCTTTTGGAATTGTTGTCGCAGCAAACCGGTTTTATTCCTCTCAAAGATGGAGAATTAATCCCGTGCCCGCGTGACGGATCTGAGACATGGAAGCTGTTCAATTGGAAAGGGGAATACATCGAGGTTAGCTGCCCCACTGAAGGTTGTTATGTCCACAACGCGACATACTACGAGAGCGCAGTAAGTGTTATCTGGCAATTGATAGAGGACGATAAACCACAATTGAAGGAGAACGAGGCTCTACTTCTCTCAATGCTCCCGTCAGAAGCCGGTAAAGAAGAGTATGAGGCAATATTAACTTGTAAAACTCCCCCCGAAGAATGGATGAAAAGGTATCTTAAGTTGATAGAGGACGATAAACCATGAATGAAGAAATAAAGGATCCAGAGGATACTATTATAGTAAATGAAGTAACAGAGCCAGTCAATCAGATATTAAAAGGCACCATCATCGATCTAATTAATTACAGAATTAATGAAGTTAGATCAAACAACCACCAACCGGCATTTGTTGTTATGAGCAAGAAGTCTTATACATCTCTTGTTTATACGATAAGGGAATCTGGTAATCGTTATATAGCTGGGGTAGATGGTGATTTCCCGACTCAAATTTTTGGACTTCCTATCGTTATGGTTGGGGATGTCTCGTTCGATGTAAGAGTCGTTACGGATGCAAAGAGAGAGTATTGGTATGATCCCAGGAGAGCCTGACCATGACCGAAATAAAAGACATTCATATAGGGAACACTGTAAGGATTGAAGGACGAATCTATAAAGTAAAGAGCATTGATAAATCACCATATATTACTCACAATAGAGTTGATCTGTTTATTTTAGAACTCGAATTCATCGAAGATGATTTCGGTGAAAAACTTGCAGACCTAGCAAATGGATAACTAAATTCACTCTTTTCTACCTTTTTTTAAAAACGCGATCGGTAAATTTTGCCTATACGTTTCTTATCATTTTTTCTTTTCTACCTGTACCCTCTCAAGCTCAAAAACATATTTCTTTTTTCATTGGATAAATTAGTACATCACTGTTCAAATTAAGGGATGTACACGATATGTACATTAGACCAATAACGATTTTATTATATAAATTGTAAAATACGTTATGAAGTTATTGTACATTAGTGTACATCTGGTTACTGCCTATGTTTTAAGCATATGTTAACCAAAATAAAAACAAATTGTAAATTTCAGGTTTTCAAACAGTTTGAAAGTTCCTGATTTTCAGCTATATTTTTGTTTGCTCGGTTATTCTACATCATATAGGAATAGAAAACTTTGAGCCGAAAACCGTATGATTTAGTGCAAAATGTACCTTAAGAAACACATAGTAAGTGAAAAAAGAGGTCACTGATAGCTTTTTTACAGCTATCGTTTTTAATTTTGTTTTAGTTGGATAGTCAACCCTGGCATTAATGTATAAAGTTGTACGGTGTGGTATACAATTTTTTAATTGTTTTTCAACTACTGTTTCTTTTCAAGCTCTGTTTCAATCTGTTGTTATTCAATCTCTTCTTCAAAAATTCCCGCATCAACGAGCGCAGCTAAAGCGTTTTCTCTCTTTATTTTCTTCTCTTTCAATTCCTTAACTTTTGCTTTTGCCTCGGTCACCGCTTCGTCCTTTGCGGCTTTAAGGGTCGTTTTTTTGTAATCATCGACATCTTTAACAATTGTGACTACTTCTCCGGAAGCTTCGAAATTGAATACTATTTTTCCATCTGTGGTTGCATCAGGTTTCAACAGTTTCATATTTATCACATCGTCAATTTTGTTGCTTTTGCGAAACTCATTATTTCAGTGGCATTTGCCTGTATGTAAGCTTCAACGTCTTCTCTGGTTGATATTGAGATTGCCTGTTCTCCGTTTGTATACACATCGGGGAGCGACCATCTAATCACGGCTTCCTCATATTGATATACAAGGGATTCTTCGTGTAGCACTGCCTCGATATTCCAACGACAAAGAACACGGGCTACCCCGTTTTTGATTGTATCGATTTCAATTTCAGCTGGATAGATTGTAGATTCGGGCATTTTTCCCCTCGGTATATTTTGCTAGTGGATTTTGATATTGTAAAAATTGTGATGCCGATTCGACTTTCTGAATAATAACCGGATTATTAAAAATGAATTTTGATAGGAGATTATGTGAATCACTATGCTTTAGCCACCCAATTGAAGACATTATTGAACATACTGTGAAAGATGGGTCTGCTGGATGCGTTTCGATATACCTGATCTTCCTCTTGAAATTAAGTGCAGATTGTTTTCTAAGCAGTATGCAGTTCCTGAAACAACGGTACCCAAGAAAGTCAATGCCCTGCTTATCTACATCGATAATTCCTGTTTTCGGGTTTAGAGTGAGACTTAGTTTCTCCCGCAAGTACTCTTCAATCTCTATACCCAGTTCTTTCAGAGCACCTTTGTCTTTGTGAAGAATCACTCCGTCGTCACAGTACCTGATGTAATAGCGCATCCTCTTTTCTTCTTTTATCCAGTGATCAAAATCACTCAAGTATATGTTCGAAAAATACTGAGAGAGATAATTTCCAATCGGGGTGTTTGTGTTTCCACCTGGACTTCTTACAACATTTTCTAACAGCCAGAGCGTGTCTTTGCACCTGATCTTCTTGCGGATCTTCTCCATGAGGATATCGTGGTTTATGCTAGGGTAAAACTTTGATACATCGAACTTCAGGCAGTATCTTGTGTTTTCTTTATCTCCCATAAACTGCCTGAGCCTGTAGGAGCCTGCATGGATACCTTTCCCCGGGATTGCAGAATATAGATCGTAGATGAATGTTTTATCCCAGACAGGCTGCAAAACATTCATTACGGCATGATGAACAATCCTGTCAGGGAAATAAGGGAGTTTATAAATAAGCCTGGACTTCGGCTCATAAATCTGTTTTGTGACGTATGAAGAAGTTGTAAATGTTTTATTTTTCAATGAGTCGTGTAGCTGCCATAGAAATCGATCGGGATCACTATCAACCATCTTTACGTCTTGATAGTACGTCTTACCCTTTCTTGCGTTTTTGTGAGCAAGTTTCAGATTATCGATATCGATAATTTTCTCAAAGAGGTTTCCGAGTCGTTTCATATTTTTTTGAACTGCCGTGAACGTTTTCCACGAGGGTACTAATACACAGCAGCTCCTTCGTTTTGTGTTCGTCTGTAGTACAGATCTGGTTGCGTCGCTGTTCAGAAATTGCGTTTTTCCTGAGCTCGAGGTGGGTGCTGATATTCCGATTAGAATTCGATGGAGTGTTATTCGCATTACGGTAGCTGGGTCCTGCATTCGACCCAGAATTCCAATTGCTGCTGAATTGCACGATATCGCAACACAACCAATTATTCAGAGACTGAATAACCATAATTAAGTGAATGAATAAAATTTACCAAGTCTTTTGATGGTAGTTTCGAAGGGGAGGTGTTCTCCATATTTTTTCAGCTGCTCGATGAGCACTTGAGCGCCAGTGAAAGTAACCCGCTGCTCCCCTTCGAGCTCGAACTGGATTGCAACGTAGTTATCTTCTTTGAACTTGCTTTTTGTAATTTTGTATCCTGTTACTACGATTTGTTTTCCTACCACTTCCTGCAGGCTCATTTTATCTCCTGCAAGATGGATGTCGTCTTTGGCAATCTCACTAAATTTATTCATATATGGACCTCATAGCAGTAACTCGAGGCGGGCGCCGATAGCCCGAGAAGAAAACGACGGAGCGCAAGACGCAATACGGTAGCCGGGCCCCGCAGCCGACCCAGAAGACCAAATGCCGCTGAAAAGCACGATTGAAGGGTTGTAGCGAGGATAATAAAACTGGTCGCATAGATATGTCGAGCTTGACCCTGCATTTGCAGACGGAACAAAAGACAGTGCGCCAAGCTCACCAGATTGAATTCCATTGATGTATCCGTCTGCTGTTTTTGGCACGGTTCCCGATCCCGTTTCATAAGATCCTTCCGCGAGAGTTGCAGCTGGTGTACCGGTTCCGTCTCTTTTCAGGACTCTATAAGAGCCATCGCTCAGGAACATGTTGATACCAGTGATGAATTCCCAACAGTTCCCATATGGATTTTCAAGACCTCTCCAGCACACAGGAGTCTGACCATTTATACCAGAGCCTGTACCTGTGCCGTTGGTACCAAGGCGGGTATCTATTGAGTCAGCCCCGGTCAGTTTGCCTGCAAAATTTGTGCCCGATGCGAGATCTACGATACCTTTTCCAAGCGCGGTCTGGATATCGAACGTACCATACTCGATGTACATTAGCAGCTGGATATAAGAGTAAGTCCAGACGTTTCCGATCCCAGAATATCCTGCGTTTTTCACGTACAGTTCGGCATCGTCGAGAGTTAGTCTTCCAGTGTTTGGCAAGTCGGGGTATGCAACTTCACCAGTGACAGGTGTTTTTCCGGTTGCAGACCCCAACTTGAAAGCGGAACCGTCAAGGTATCCATAAGACTCGAAAGCCCCTAAGTAAAGTTTTGAGCGTGTTGCTCCCCCTCGCTGCACGGCAGCTGGATGTATTGTGAAATTTTGATTGTTATAACTCAGTGGGGCAACCCACCAGCGCCGTTTCGTCCCGTCGACTTCGTACCTAAATTTTGCGTTGGGAATTTGAACCAAAACATCTCCAGCAGAACCGTCAAGCGTGAGACCTGTACCAACGTTGTCAGAACCATGTGTTATTACTCCAGTTGTGCGATTCCGTACGCATCTCCGCATTCCGCCCCATATCATATGATTGTTGAAAAACGCCGCATCTGTGTTTAATGCATCACCGTTTACGTCTATCCGTGTTAACGTTGGCGAATTTGAAGACGTGTCCCACTCGATCCCGACTGGTTGCATGTTGTATGGGTTAATGTAATTCATAGGATCACTCACAGAATAGGTTTGTAAGAATTTTGTTAGGCTGCCTGTGGTATTTTCTTCTAAAAAATCTGGAATTAGATTAGAATTAGAATCAATAGTGAGATCAGCATACACGATTTGCCCGTGATAAATTTGCCCGTTTCCGGGGTATAATACAAGTTGCGTAATCGTTCCAGACGAATCTACAGTACATCCTAAATTCGTAGGTGTATGCGTAAATAAAAAGAAGTCCACTTTTGAGCCTGTCAGATCAGAGATTGCTATCCAGGATTTATTTAGATTAAAAATTCCCGTATCAAGATCCCAATCAGCTGTGAAATTATAAATTCCTTCTACTAACGTCCTCCCTATACAAAACTCATTAAATAAAGGAAGGACTTCAGGTATTCCTGTATGGAGAACCAGGACTTTCCCTAACGTGTCAACTGTCAGAGAATCCCCTGGAAATTCGAGTCGGGAAAACGGAGCACAAGGACGAGGCAGGAACATAATAACATCAAGCCTTTTTTGAAATCGTGACTGAATAAGTCGTGGCGTTTACCGCGTCCGAATTTGTAGCCGTAAAAAACAGGTATGCAGGCACGACAGATACAGGAACACTGCCTACCCTGGTCGTTGTGTTAAGAGTAAATGTTTGAAGCGGAGCTTTCATAGTCCCTGCTGCGTCAGGAGAGGATTCGATCAGTACCGTCAGGTTCGTACTGGCTCCTAAATTTTTGACGTAAATATAAATTTGAGAAAGCTGAACTTCCATTGGTATGGCGTCCGATGCTTCTGATTCTGATGCAGCGACAGCCTGAGCAACTATAATTGGAATACTGCTTTGTGACATCGTTCTCCCTCAATGAAATTGTTTAGGTACGAAGGAGAAAAGGGAGGGAGGGTATATAAAGAAAAGTTGAAAAGGAAAAAAGAAAGAACTCCTATCTGGATTCGAACCAGAGTTCACGGATCCAAAGTCCGTGATGATTGACCACTACATTATAGGAGTATGTTTGGTGGGTTACTGAAGGAGTCGAACCTTCATAACATTAGTAGTTTCCACCTTTCTTCCTAGGCAGTCCAGCAGACTGTCCAATGTCATAGCAAAGCCCTGATACCCAAAAAATTATATTTTTTCGAACTGGATCCCGTTGTCTCCAGGATAAGGCTTTTTGTGGTCGTTGTCGCCTCTCCAGATCTCGTCAGGGATACCTTCCGGGAAAGCTAAGCACGTGTGCTCGAGCTTCCCGGTAAAAAAGTGCTTACAAAAAACGCATACAGGGCTATAGACTATTTCCTCAAGCTCTGAATCGTCAATACCTTTCATGTAGCCTCTTCGAATATATATTCAATTTCTGGTACCTTTTCAGCTGTCCTTGTCCAGACTTCGTGCCAGTGCAGAAGTTCAGCTTCTTTTATTTCTATTTCTCCGTTTCTGATCTTATCTATCAGGTCTTCACGGACAGCATAGTTATATTCAGTTGAATATCGCTTAATCTGATTAGTCCATAACTTATTATTAAAGTTTTTGCCGTCCTTTATCCTCATTATATAAGTTCTGAACGTACCCGTTGCCCTTATCTCATATACATCGTTTCCACACGCTGTTTGAATATCCTGTGGAGAAAACGAACTCGCGCTCGGGTGATTATGAGTTAATATATTTCCTTTCAAAAGTTTTAGATCATCACCTGAAAAAGCTACCTGGGATTTGGTCCCGTCTTTTTCCAGAAGAACGTTTCCTTTTTTGTCAAAAACATACGCTTTCTCCGTTTTCCTTGCTTTAATCTTATCTTCGTATTCTCTTATAATTGATTCAGTTGTTTCTTTTTCGGTCTTCTTCTTTTCAGTCTTCTTTGTCTCTTTTTTAGTTTCCTTTTTCTCTTCCTTCTCGGTCTCGGTTTTCTTTTTGGTTTCAGTCTTCTTCCTGGAGGACTTGTCCTCAAAAGCCCATTCTTCTTTGTCTTCGTCCCAATGCAGCCCTGCTTCATCCTTGATCCTTTCATACTCTTCCTGAGGAGTATCCAAGTCAGGATCATCAAAGTAAGGGATTGACCTGTGCCTGCAGTTCGGCTCGTCGAAGAGGCTCATAGCAAGGTCTGACTCGTCTGTCCCATAGGTATAATGCTCGCCCACAATAGCAGAGTGTGCAGGCCTGGACCGCTCATCCACGGGCCCTACAAACCTCCACATCGTAAGGCCGTCTTGCTGGTAAGCTTCTGCCCTGCCCTGCTCATAGGCCGAATGTACAGCTGATCTCCCGAGCATTGTCGAGTATGTCTCAGGAGATGCATGGTAAGCCCTTGTAATGACATGATCAACGAGCTTGAGCTTCTTATCCTTTCCAACTTCAATTACCTGCTTTGTCTGGCCTGTCCGGTCTATTACGACCGTCTCTGAGCCATCGAAGACCTGCTCCACGTAATCCTTGATCAACTTCGTGACCTCTTCCCTGCCCCCCTCTTTTCCTCCATGGTCCTTGAGGATCTCCTGGGCTTTGGCTGCCAGCTGGTCACCTAAAGTCTGGTTGAACTGCGAGATGTACCCGAACTTTTCATCAGTCATCTTCCGAACAGTTTCGCGCTGAAGATCAGAGAGGCCTTCATCGGGGTTCTTATCTTTGCCCTTCTTATCTTTCTTCTTTTTCTTGTCCTCTTCCTGGTCTCCCTCAAGGCCTGCGACAAACCAGGCCGCGATCTCGACAGATAGAGCTTCTGCCTGCTCCTTGTTGAGCTGTTGGATTGTTTTCCCTACCGCTGCCTCGAACTCTGGTAGAATGAAATCTACAAATTCTGCAGAAAGGACCTTCTGCAGGGCAGGAGATACCCGGCTCATAGGAACTCCTTGATCTTTCCTGAGGCTGCCTGGTAAGCTTCAAGGAGCTTCTTCTCCAGGGCGCTTGCGTCGTCCTTTGCAGGATCAGTCTCTGGATCTGCTGCGCTTGTGGTGACAGGTGGGATTGGATCCTGGACGGGCCCTGCTGACCCCATCCGTGCGGATCCTGGCAGACCCGGGTTTCCTGCAGCTCCAGTGCTGTCAAAATTCTCCAGCTCAAGTTCACCAAACCCGAGGGTTTCAGCTCGGCTCTGAATGTCGTTTTTCGTTGCTCCTACCGCTTTCAGGACCTGCAGTTCTTTCGCTTTGCTGAGCTGCGCCTGAGCCTGCTTAAGAGCGTCCTCAACATCCCCTCTTTCCAGGATAAATGAGAAATCCACTTCTTCGAGGGTGTACGAGATCGCTTCAGGCTCGCCTTCTTCGTTCGGGACCTCAGCAGACCAGGTCATCTCAGCAAACTTTTCCTTGATCAGGTTCTCGACTATGGTCTGGTAATCCAGGCGAACGCCTGCATATACAGTATTAAAAAGCCTGGTGATGGTCTGGGAGGTGGCCAGCTCCGAGCCCTGAGCGAGGACCAGGGAGACAGGGAACCCGAACGCTTGCCCGATCTTTTCGTCCAAAATGTCGATCATGTTTCGAATGAAAAGGTAATCAACTGGCCTGCCGGACTCGATCACTTTGATACCGATGTCAGGACCTGAACCATATGCTCCTCCGTTTTTCGAACAGGCAATGATATTCGTGATCGCGTCTTTCAATGCCTGGACCCATGCGTTATGCTCTGCCAGGTCAGCGTTGTATTGCTCGGGGTCGATGTTCTGCAAGTCAGCAGATGGGACAGGGGGGACAGTTGTTTCAAGCCGTTTCTCTCCGTTCTCAGTGACCTCGTTTACGATCCCCGAGACGACGTGGAAGAAGGGGTTTAGGATCATAAAAACAAGATTCGGAGAGTTGACAATTAGCATTGTCTCAAGCCATATGTACACATACACAGCATCGATAGGTGCAGGCGCGGATGGTTTGACCCTGTGCATCGGGACTATTCTTTCTGCAGCTGAGACCCTGAGGTTTTTTACATCAGAAATTTTGTAGCGAGTTTTATAAAATTCGAACAGCTCTTTTGCGCCCTTCTCTGCAGGGCCCCCTTCAATGTACAGCAGGCCACCCGGAATAAACCAGGAATTGTATTCTTTGGTCGAGCTGGTAGTGGACCAGCCCTCGCTAAGCAAAATCTTTTGATGGTAGGCCTTGACGTTAGAGTCCCATGGGTCCTCATAGGTCCGGATCGAGCCAGGCTCGAGCCTCTGCAGGCTTGCCAGCTCACCGGTAAGAGGATCGTAATCTTTCCGGAAATATTGGTGTCCCTCTTTCACTACCAGGTACTCGAACTCGTCCCTGAGCAGGTCAATAATTTTTATCTCGCTGAGGAACTTCCAAAAATCGGTTATTGCAGCCGCATACCTCTTGTTATCAGCTGTTTCGAAGTGATATGGTCCGAGTATGACGTTTTTCAGGAAAGGAACGACGATGCCCTTAAGCAGAGGGCATATCTGATACGCTTCGTCCCTTGCTTCAGGGTTGAGTTCCAGGCGGGTATTCAGGCCGCCAGGAAGCTTGTCTCGAACATCCTTGATCCATTTAAGGGTCGTGATGTAATTCTTGAAGGCAGCCTCTCCTGCAGAGGTACCTACTGAAACAGAAGAAGAGGAAGGGGGCTCAGAACTCATGCCGGATAATTATAAGCTGGGGTTTAAATAGAGAAGTTGAAAAGTTTATCCCCTGTGATGTTTTATAAAAGTTGTTTACTGTTCCTCTAGATCGTGCTCTTCCAAGCACCTGATCATTTCTTCAAGTGTGAGAATCTGGTTATCAAAATCATAATTATAATTATCAACGAGGTATTTTTGCACTTCAGATACCCATTTTTCAGATGATAGCAGATACCATCCTTCGGAATCATATACGAGGAATTCGCCTTTCTCGGATCTTCCCCATACTTCTATTCCATCCTGTTCGGATAATATTTCAAAAGCAAATTCTTCGAGAACTTCAAGTTCATGTTTATCTACGACATCCCAAAAGTTGTCAGATGTCGTTTCATCGTTAAGCTGTTTCACACATTCTTCGGTTATTTTCTGTACCATCTTTGTTTCCTCCTTCTTCTTTGTTTTCTTCCTTGATTTGTTTCAGGTTTTTAGTCTCCTTACAAGTTCCCTTAGTTTCTTTTCGATATCATCAAACGCCAATGCGGCTCCTCCAACAACGAAACACATTATTAAAATCCATACCATATTGAACAACGTCGAGTGCCAGAATACATTGACAAAACCTGAGAGAATAATGTCAACCGTTTCTGGCGCCGAAGGATTCAGACCAGCTCTGAGTATCAGCATTGTAAAACCACTCACCCACATGATCTGGATAAATGTAATGCATATAACCAGATCAGCCTGAATCCTACGTTTTGATTTTATTATGAGGCACACAAATAGAACCAGAACTGTAATCGCCTCGATAATAGGGACTAAATAAATAAGTGAAAGATATGAGATGGCTGAAACCATCTCGTGGCCAGGTGGCGTAGGACCCTGAACAATCATTGAAATAATATCTTTAATTTGTATCATATTTTTTCCTCTTCTTCTTTGTTTTCTTCCTTGATCCGGATCTTCTCAAATGCTTCCTTGTCCAGGATCATCTTCCCACACTTCAGGCAGAGCCAGGAGGCGGGTCGGTTTTTGGAATACTCGGGACCTTTTCGGATCGTCTGCCTGTTCATGTAGATCCCGCAGCAGATCGGTGTAGGGGTAGCATCCCGCCTGCCCTGTTGAGGTTTTTCAGCTGGTTTTCTCATACTTTCCTCATGTTTCGAATTTGTTTTGCGAGCTCTTCTGAGTAAGGTACTCTCACTCCGATTGCTCCAGCTCCTCCCGTGTTTACGTTATTCATCGACCAGTTGTCTCCATCATGTCCGTTATTTTCAATTTTCCAGATGTAATTTTCCTGGATTATCCACCACTGCCCACCACCATAAATGTTTTCGGGGTGTATGGGGTGCTGAATTTTCTCACCCTCTACCCTCATCTTTTCATACCCTTTCCTAAATTCAGCAGCTTCTTCAGGGGCTTCCTTTTTTGGGTTTGGGTATTCTGCGCCCGCGAAAGCCTCATCGATTTCATTAAGTTTCTCAATGAGTTCATTTCTCTTCTTTTCAGCTTCGTCTGCCTCTTTTCTAGCCTGCTCTCTTCTGTATGTAAGAGTGTACTCTTCTCTGACATTCAAAATCTTTTCAACGGCTTCGGGTTGAGCAGTAAGCCAGCCACTTAGTTCTCCTTCGAGCGCGTCTTCGTCATCCCGGTCAAACTTTACAAAGTTTTTTGCTATCCTCTTCCAGGTGTCCCTGGGAACTTCTGCACTCAATGAGTACCATTTTATTCCCGTTTCGGCACTCTTTCCTGCGTACTGCAGGCAGATGTTTTTAAGAGCAAAGTTTGCTTTAGCATATTGAAAAGCATTGTATGTGCTGTCCGGCAGACCTATAAATTGCATTGTCTTACCGTCTTGCATTACTTCCAGACCCGTGATTTTCATTGCATTGTGCCCCTGGACTTTCCCAACGTAAGTTGTTTCGGCCTGCTTTCCATCATGCATACAGATGAGTTTTACAGGCTCTGCTTCATCATCAAGGAAAAACTCAAAGGTTCCAAAATTCTCAGTTCTCTTTTCTCCGACTTTCTGCATTCGTTTCACCGTCTTTCTAACCAAGTCCCGTTTTATTAGTCCTATAATGCATAATTGGCACTAATAGTATATATAGTTGTCTATTAGGCATAATTAACAGATATATATAAATTAGGTTGGAGTATAATTTTTGTACTGCAGTACAAAAATAAATTATTTCCCGGGAAATAATCAGAAAATACTCAGACCCTGGCCCCTGATGAAGAGACTCCGGATCCTGAACCGAAGCGGGTGGGTTTTTGTTTTTTTGGGGCCTTTACCAGCTGTAGATACGCGCCTGAAAAGGTATCGACCATATCATCATGAACTCCTTCCTGAGGGAATAGTTCCAGCTGCTGAATAAAAGGAGTGTTCCAGGGACCTTTCACGATATGAATCAGCCCGTTCTTGCAGGCAGCACTTACAGGCCCTGCACGTACGACCTTTGAACCTGTTGATGGCACACCTATGAAGTTTCTGCCCTTGAATACTGTCTTTGCAAAATAGAAGATTACATCCTTCCCGGAAGAGCCTGGTTCCTGCTCTCCCCTCTGTATGACATCTGATGGGTCCATTTCGACAGTTGCTTCCACCGCAAGGTCCCGGTCTCCAGTGTTCAGTTTGCATCTAAAAATATCTATTACATAATATTCCCCGTTGCGCTCCCCCATCAAGAGCCCCGATGTCCAGTCTGGGTCTTTGTTTTTAGCGTGGGGTTCTGTAGAGGCCATGTCCCAGAAGCGGACCTTCTTGCAGCCAGGTGGAGCTGCGTCCACAAAGTCAAACCACTCCCTCTTAAACATCTCACCCTTTGCCTGGATGTCCCAGTTTCCGTCTCTGAGTTGAGCCTGAGTGACTGGATCCAGTTCTTCGAGTGATTCGATGTACGCATCCTTGTCAAGATAGGGGTTGTCCTCTATCTTTGCAGGGACAAAGAATCTGCCTCTTTTAGAGAGGTCTTCCTGAGGATTGATTATATTACCCTGTTCATCTTTGTAAGTGATAAATCGGTTCTTCACCCATTCATGACCTACTCCACCTGGGTTGCTTGCTGCTCTGAACCTGATAGGGATATCCGAGCCTTCGAGCCTACGGAGCCTGGAAAACAGATAAGTATACTGGGTTTCAGTGAATTGGGTTGCCTCGTCGCACCCTATATACTGAAATTCTGTGCCCTGGTATCTGTATTTATCTTTCTCGTTTTCAAGATATCCGAATGTGAGGGTTGCTCCGTTTGGAAACTCCCAAGTCTTATTTTTATCTTTCCAGCAGGCGTCTGTGGGTTGTAGCCATTCGTCAGCTCGGTCCATCAGGGCATGAGGTAAGGATAGGTCCGCAAAGGTCCGCCTGAGAAGGAGGGCAGAATAGTCAGGCTCTGTGACATACTGCAGGCCTGCCATGAGTAAGGCGTCAGACTTCCCACCACCAGCGGCTCCACCGTAAAGGCCCTCCTTCCGGAGATCCACCAGGAACTCTGCCTGTTTGATCGTGGGGTCATGGGGAATGTAAGGGTTATCCAGGACCGTGAAGGCAAACTCGGATTTACTTTGCATCCTCAAAGATCGCATCGTAGACCTTCATCCTGTCTCGAAGCCGGTTTGCTTCAGGTGGTTGTGGTACGCCTAAAAAAAGATTGTTGTTGTTCTGGGTAGGGGAGATCTTCCCCAGCCTCTTATCCAGGCTGTCGAATGCCATTGTAGCAACCTTATAGGCCTCCACTGCGGTCCTTAGGTTTCCATTTGTTTTTGCAGCCTTTGCGATGTCAAGTAGGCCTGTTATAACAGTCTGCCTGTCTTCAATAGTGCTGATCTCAGCATCAGCGACCCTGGCAACAAGTTCAGCACGTTTTTCGATTGCCTCCTTTTTCTCATGATCAAACCCAGTAAAGTACCTATGGACAGAGGACTGAGTGATTTTTTCTCCCAGTTCCCTGGAGAGGATGTCCGCAATCTCCCATGTGCTCTTCCCCAGGTCGTCCCTCAGTTCTCGTGCTCTTGATTCAAGCCGGTGCTTAATGATTTTGTTTATTGCGGACATATGATTCGCCTCTGATTCATAATGATTCGAATCAATTCGATAAAAAAGAAAGTTGAATTGAGGGGCTTATTTCGTCTTTATTCGTGTTCCCAATGGATGCAACAGAGTTTTGTCCCGTCCTTATACTTGAAAACATGGATTTTCCATATACTGCAGTACCCGTTTTTATCTGCCTTCTTGCAGTTCTTGCATCGTTTCCAAAAACAGATACGCTGCTCGACCTGCCAGAAATAATAAGATATTGTTTTCATCTACAACCTCATGATACAAGTTTCACATGATCCTTCTTACATACCTTGCATCGGTTTCACAAACAGATACGTTATTATTGTAACTGCCACGAGCTTCACTAAAAAATAATAAATAGTTTTCATCTTTTGACCTCATGTTGTAAGTTTCACATACTCCTGGCCGAACTGGATAACGTCCCCTTTTGAGGACATCTTCTTTAGTGTTCCCTCCGTCCTTTCCCTGGGGATCCCCTGCAGCTCTGCTTCGTTGATAAGATCGGAGACCGGGACCTTGCCTGCAGGATAAATTTTGCTTCGCTCCTGGAGGATATTCCGGACCATTTTGATCATGTCCCGCTGCCCCTTTGATACACCCGAGTTCAGGATAGATGCATCCAGTTCTCCCGTTTGAGGGTCTATACCCACGGACCTGAGGCAGTTGAGCATGAGCCTGGTGGCTCTTTTAGCGTCGTCGAGTGTAGCCTCCTGGTTGAGCCTAACCCTGGCAGAAGCCTCCGCGAGCCTTACGATAGCCTCCTCCTGCCGTGTAGTAACAGGAATTGATTTTACCTTACTTGACTGCCCTGCCTTTCTGAGATTGAGATAGAAGCAGTGTATGTGGCTGACGGCATCTGCAGTCAGTACTGGGAAGATATTCCTCCTTGCGTAAGCGACGTGTTTCCGGAATATCTCAGGAGGGATCTCGGGTTTGGCATGTGCTGATGCGAGTTCAAGTTCTTCAGACAGGACATTAGTGTCTGTGACGTTTTCGCGCTGCTGCTGCATCTCTCCTGCAAGGTGAGTAGTGAGAACGTGTTCAGAGATCCTAGCGTCATCTGCCTGGTTTGGGGTGTCCAGCAGGACAAAGATGAGGTCGAACCTGGACAGCAAGGACGGAGACATATTGATCTGCTCCGAAAGGCTCTCATAAGTGTCAAATTTTCCATATTTTGGATTTGCGCTCATAAATACTGCAGTACGGGTTTTCAAGGTCGCTATGATACCGGCCTTTGCCAGGTTGATCTCCTGCTGCTCCATAGCCTCGTGCAGAGCATCACTGTCTCCCTTCCCCATCTTGTCAGCTTCATCAACGTAAGCAACACCCTTGTCAGCCATGACAAGAGCCCCACCTTCCACGATCCACCGGCCTTCTCCGAATTTTTCGTCTTTTGTGACAATTGCTGTCAGGCCTCCCGCGGTTGTCGCCTTTCCGCTCGTGAAAACTGCCCGTGGGGATCTAGCCTGTGAAGATTTCATTAACTTAGTCTTGCCCTTACTTGGATCCCCTACACAGAGCATGTGGATATCTCCTCTTAGGTATGAGCCGTCGGGGGTCGTTTTTGGAACGCCTGAGAAGAGCTGCAGTGCAGCGGCCTCCTTCACGTCATCCATACCATTGAGGATGGGCGCAATTGAAGCAATCACTTTTTCATAGACTGCAGGATCCCTGGCAAGGGTAAGGATCTTCTCCTCATCCTCCTGGGAGATCTCGATCTCATCAAAGGCGGTCCCCATACGTTCTATCGAGTTGGCCTCGAGAACAATGTCATAAAAAGTGGATTTGCCGTCCTTTAGAGTCCGTTGTCTGCTTTTCAAGATCCCTGTAAGGATTACTCTCTCTCCCGGGGTTATCAACCCGGCCAGGTCCTCTTCGATTGAAATATCCAGGCTCTGTGCCTGCGTGCCTCTCAGGTCCTCCGGAGGCTCCTGGATCTGCAACTTCTGTGCATCCACGAAGGTTGAGTCATCGATCAAAACTTTGAATGGCCCTTTCTTCCCACATGTTTCGTTTTCACAGCCCGCAAACGGCTCTTCGAATTTGAGACCGGGTTGATCCACCATGGTGATGTGTCCGCATCTCATACACTGGAATGCCGCTTTTGTGATCCGTGGGCGTGTCTCTGTGGCTTTCCTTACCATACCTTCGATTGAGATCAACTTTCCCAGGTGACTGCTCCTCAGATCCCCTATCGGGACCCTGGACGGAACGTTTGTGATCCTGACATGGACATCTGATATGTCTTTTTCGATTGGGAGATCTATTTCTTTCAGGTTTTCTTCAAACTCCTTGATCAGTTCAGTGGGGTTGTTCAGGAGTTTCTCGGCAAGGTCTTTGTCAAATCGATTTATAATAATGAAATTGATACACAGGCTTCGTTTATCCGGATATTCGTTCACGAGCCCCAGGATATCATTCCAGGCGTAGTCTTTGAAAAACCTTTTTATCTTCTGAGCGTGTTTAGTTTCTTTGTCTTTAGTCAAGGAGATCAGCCTCCTTCAATTTCGCAAGAATCCAGTCACTGGCTTCTGTTGGAGAGTTGAACAGGAACGTGTTCATGTTCTGTTTCCAGTCGATCCTTCCATTTTCGACCTGCATCGCCAGTGACTCTTTCCATTTCTCAAATTTTTCCAGCCTGATTTTTTCAAGGCCGTTGTCGGTTTTACTTTGCTTTTTCGTATCGGTTTTTTGGAGCTGTTTTGCGAGCTGGTAATTTGCGAGTTTTTGTTTCTCATCGTTCAGTTCCTGCTCTAACATCTCAATTCTCAGCTCAGCTGCTCTTACAGGATCAACGTCTGCAATGATGGCAAGTGCTCCAGCCTCAAGTGCTTGCCGGAAGTCCTTGTGATGTTTGTCCCGTGTAAGCTCAAAGGCTAATTTAATACCCATGTTCATTGTTGTAGTAACTCGATCTGTAACCAAGAGCACTCACCTTTTAATTTTATAAAGTTCAGTATTTTTTGATTTTTGCAAACATCTTATACGGGGTTCTTTGTTCAGCTTATACGTATAATACGTACGTATTATACGTATGGAAATAGAGCCTAGGCTCATACAGGATAGCTGAACGTTCAGCCGATACGTATTTTTTTAGGGGTTTGGGGAAAATAGTTATACGTATTATACGTACGTATTATGTGATCATTTTCACCTCTATAGAGAATCGCGGAGAAATTCCCTCAAAAACCCTCTATTTTTTCAGAAGTTGCTGGTTTTTCGGTGTTTCCAGTTCCTTCTTTTTTTTCAGTTGAAATAGAGGTTTTTGGAGAGAACCTCCAACAGGCAGGATCCAGAGGATCCACCTGGCTCCCTGTCATTTCACAGGAGTTCCCAGGTGCATTGTCTATCATATACCTGCAATCATCACAAACTGTACAATCAGACACTTGCATTGTTTCGAACCTCTCTATAGGTCTCAGTTTTTGATACAATCCAGTGCCTGATATGGACGTGGGCTGCGGGATACATCAGGGACCCGATAGTCTTCCTGAGGACCTGCTGGACTTCATACCAGCCCTCTCTAAGGAGCTTAGGAAGGAGGTGCATCAGAGCACCTCCAGGTCCTTCTTGAGAACATACCTGCAGCCAATACCCTCGCACAGCTGAACAACATCCTTTTTGAACTGTTTCCAGTTTACCGTTTTTGAATGTGGATGGTGGTTCAGTTTCCCGATCCTGAACTCGTCAACAAAGGAATGCGTCCTCTCAATCAGCTCAAATGTGTCTTCCGGGCTCCAGACAGGTTCAAGCGAAACCCAGGTCCTTATCCCAAGGTTATGAGCTCTTTCAAGGACTCGGATCCGCTCAGAGGTTGGTGCTGCGCCTGGCTCGCATCTCAAGGAGTCTTCGTCCTTTGCGAAGACCAGGGTAACCCCGTACCTGCAAAGATCGTTGAAGGTCTGCAAGAAATCAAAGTCCCTTTCAGACCTCTCTCCTCCTTTTGTCAAGACCGTGAAATGTCTCTTGAAGACGCAAAGGTCCATTATGGCCCGCCTGGTCAGCTGGAATAGATCATCAATAGGCTGGTACGGATCACATGAGAAGCAGAGAAGGATCTCCCTGTCATCACCTTTTTGATTCATCTCAAGGAGGTCACATGTGAGGCCCTCGAGGACGTTCTTCCTGGGAGCAGGGTGTTCGTAAAAATCGATCTTCTGCATGTGCAGCGCAGCTGGAGCATAGCAGTATACACAACTGTGTCCACATCCTTTGTACAGGTTTGCAGCCAACTGAGCGTACTCTCTCGCTCGTCCTTTTGGTTCGTAGACGATCTGCATCAGCAGGCCACCTCCGTCTGGGAATACGATGTTTTCGGCACTACTGTTTTTTTAAAAGCAGTAGTCCAGGTCAATGTCATGCACCCAACAAACTCGGGTAGCAGCCTGGCAGCAAGGATTATTCGGGTATGGATTATCGTTTCTCCGTCCAGAACAACAAATATGTACCTGCCTCCATTTTGTACGAGATAACAATGCTGATAGTCTCTCAGGTAGAACCGCCCTGATCTGGGGTTTTTCCAGTCCGCTCGGTTAGTGAATTGCTGGCACGACTTAATCTCAACAGGGGCCCCGAGCAGTTCACCATCCGCCCCTTCGCATAATGGATTAAATTCAGGGATATACTGCTTGATCAGTTCTTCGCAGTGCTTGCCGTTGTGGTACGCCCTTAAACTCCTTTCCCGGTAGTCTATCGCCCCTGAGTTCTTTTCCGGGTAGGTCATCAGGCCACCTCCTTGGTAAAGTGCTTTGCAGCTTCAGGAAATATTTTCTTGAGGGTCTCGATCTTGGCGCCCCTTGCAAAACTTGAATCACCCTGGACTGCTACAACGGCACAAGCGAGCCTGATCAGAGCCTGGTCAAGCTCATCATCCGGGATCCTGGCAAGCAGCTCTCCAAATTCATCTGAGTTTCGTCCCGGGACACTTCCGTCTGCCCATCGCTTGAAAGCCTTCTTTCCGACCTCTCCCCAGGTTGACCTGCCAAACACGTTCAGTATTGTCCGGAGGACGTCCTGGTCCATGCTTGGATATCTCCGAGCCCTTGAACCTCCTTCGTTGGCGTACAGGGAGTTTTCAGGCAGATTGTCCAGGTATGTATCAACTGTTTCCCAGTACCTCTTTGCCTCTTCCTGCTCGTCCTGTGCTGCAGCTTTCTGAGCCTGTCTGTTCTTTTTGTTATAACATTCGGGGTTCAGGCAGACCTCATCCTCGTCCTGGTTCAGTGCGCGATATTCACAGCCCTCACACCCAACAGCATCGAACTTTGTATCCGAGTATGTACCCGGGTTGAGGTCAAGACGCTTGTAATCATCCCACCCCATTTTGCTGGTGTTGACTTTCTCTTTCTTGGCCAGGCTCTTAATTTTCGCAGCCTTCTTTACATCGAACTTGTTTTTTGCGTCTTTGAGCTTGGCCTGCCAGCATGTATAATTGAGACAGTACCTGCGATCGGACCCGTATCTTTTGCACTTGACAATGTGACTGCAGGGCTTGTTGCAGTCGTCAAAGTTCCAGAAGGGCTGGAGATATCTAACATTATACTCGAATTCGTCAAGGCAGAAGACCTTATCACTGCCACCGTATCCACTGATTTGGTCCTCGATTATCTTTTCAAGGGCCTTGACAGAAACACTTCCTGCCTGGAGGTTCTCTTTTAGTGTTTCGAGGATATCCTGGAGGACTGGGTACTGTTTGTAGGGCAGAAGAGTAAGAGCATGTTTTGTGGATATTTCCCGGGAAATAATCAGGTTCCGGACTTCCTCCGGGGCGTCGAGGAGCCTGAGCCGGTTAGCAATCCACGGCTGGCTTTTCCCGATGCTGAGAGCAATCTCTTCCTGGGTTTTCCCCTGGTCCAGGAGCCTCTTCAGCCCCTTTGCTTCTTCGATGGCATTGAGGTCCTGTCTCAGCAAGTTCTCAATGATCATGATTTCATTGAACTCGCTGTCGTTTGCGTCTTTGATGGTGCACGGGACTACAGGCAGACCGATCAATTTAGCAGCTCGGATCCTGCGTTCCCCTGCTATCAAATCGTACTTACCGGGTTGTTCAGCAGAAGGCCTTAATATCAGGTTTTCGAGTATCCCGTACTTTTTTATGGTCTCTGCGAGGTTCTCAATCTCAGCCTCGTCGAACACTTCACGGTTGTTTTTTCCAGTGACGATGATGTCCCCTAGCGGGATGTTTGCAAACATGACATCACCTCACAGGCGCCTGCTGGCAATCTCCGGCCCAGACCTGGGCTCCTGACAGCATCCCGTCTGAAAAAAATACAATACATGATACCCAGAGATCAACTCTGGACAGGCACTGCATCCCATTTGAGAGCATCATGCTGCCGCCTCGCATGTTTTGGCATCCTTGATGATCTGAGACAGCTCGTCTACCGAATATTCCAGCAGGTCCCTGGCCGCAAATGGAGCGAGTCTGGTCTGGCGCACTCCGTTTTTTTCGTACACGACGATAAGAGACAGGATGTGGACCCCCATCTGAGAAACTGGGTTTTTCTGGAGCGCGTACCACATGACCGCAGACTCGGGACTTGGAGCGAGGACCTCGACCGCACATGACCCGATACCGACTTTGTATATGTCCTTGTCCACGGATCATCCCTCCAACGTGCCTTCAATTTTACCAGCGTTTTCGTCCGGTCTGGTAGAATAATAAGGGGTCAGGATAGGTTTTTCAGGGTCGAACTCGCTCTGAAACGCCTGAAAATCCGCATCTGCTTCTGCACAGGGGTCAGGGTCAGCGACCCTCTTCCCTGTTGTTTTTTCAAAAATCTCCTTTGCAGATCCGGGATGAAGCCCATATTCGTGCATCGCCTTCAGGAACTGAGTGACCATCAACACCCTTCTGGTGCCCTCCATAGGAGGCTGGGAGGCAGCAAGCTTTTTAGCAACCCTCTCTTTTAGGGGCGCCTGGTCAGCTGTCAGCTCCATTTTTGTTGCCCCTGCATACAACGCCTGGATATCTGTCCAGGGAACGTTGACGTGGTTGCTGTAATACTCGAGGCAGACAACTCCGTTAACGCTCTCCAAAAAATAAGTGCTTTTGTACCCAGGGACCCTGACCTTGTCAGGGGTTGTGTATCCAGCGATGGGCGGAACTCCTTCCTTTTTTGCCCTGGTTTTCTTTGCCTCGGGTTTAGGCTGTGACGCAGTTACTTTTTCGTAGAGATCCCTGAGCTTTTGGGTCTTGTCTGTTGATACCGAAGGTACCGAAGGGGTTTCATTACACGGCAAGCCGGACACAGGGTCGCATATCGGAGTGCTGTCTGACTCGATCTTAGCAGGTCCTGAGGTAGAGTCTACTGATACCCCAACAGGCACTGCAGTACAGGTCTCTGCCCCTAACATGATTGCAGCCAGGTGCTGGAGAGTGGGCTTTGAGATGTCAACCTCGACCTTGACAAATACATTCAGGTCAAGCTGCATGAGGTTCACCTCCCGTTTTTAGCCTGATCATGGTAAGCTCGTTTTCGCACTTATCCAGCTGGAAACCGTACTTCTCGATCTCAAGTTCTGAGATATTCCGCTCAACTCCTTTCCTGGAGTTTTCAATTTTACCCGAGTTGAGGATCTTTTGCAGCTTTGCCTGCCTGAGTGTAAGGATAGCAAGAGAGCGGGCGTTGTTGCCAGGATAATACTTCTTTCCCCGGATCATGCTTGTGCCTCCGCTCTTCTCCTTCTCTCGTCTCGGTATGCCGCGTCTTCGGCGAATCTTTCCTTCTCAGCCATTAGTTCTTTCGTGGCTGCCTTATCCAGGGCGAACGTATCGAGGGGGGCATTCAGGTCATTGATCTCAATTTCAAGCTCCTTTTTTGGCACAAGTGGGATTTTATACATGATATCCCGCTCAGTCTCTGCTTCAAGCTTGAGAGTTGCAGTAATGCCCTGGACATCTCCTTTCAGGACTGCAACAAATTTCTGAGGTTTACCTACCGGGTTTGACTGGGTTTTTGAGTGTAGCTTCAACATCCCACTCACTCCCCGAACTTCAGCTTGAGCCTGGTGTCTGCGACAATAGCCTTATCTATAGCCGTGAATATACTATCTGAGTGCACACTAATTTCCCAGCTGTAGCCCTTCGTGTTCTTAATAATCTTTACACCGTCCTGGGTAACGTTTTTGATGATCTGTTCCAGGGACGAGGGCTCACTCTGCATGACAGGTGATTCTTCAGACCGCTCACAAACGCCTGTTTTTGCCTGAGGGTTTTGTGCAGATGCAGAAGGAGTGGCTGCCTCGGTGGGGACCTGGTCAAGCTGCTCTTTCTGTTCTTCTACTTGCTTGTTTTCTTCTGGCTGTACGGGTTCATACCTTTCAAGCTCTGCTGCGGGTTTGACGGTCCCGACCTCAGGTTTTGCATCGTTTTTTGGTTCGGTTTTTTCAGGTTCCGGGAGCACTGGGTCAGTGTTCCTAAGCTCTCTTTCTATTTTGGAGATCAGAGCGGCAGCGGAAAGCTTCATTTTACCGTCCTGAATATGATGGATACTCTCCGGGGTTAGTTGGGACGCTTCCCAGGTCGGAGCCACAAACCAGTTATCTCGTTCAGTGTCGAGGTTGACACCGATTATAACTCTGCCAAACATCTCTTTGTCTAAGAGTCTTATCCCGATTGTATGTTCAGCGATTTCTTTTGAGCCTGGTCTTCGCATCCTGCGCTTTTCGAACTCGAACCCCTGAGAAGTCAGTAGGTCATGCAGTGCGAGCCTCTCGAGTGGATTAAGGCCACTGATGTTCAGGCTCATGATGCCATCTCCGGACAGGGAATACCCACAATTCCCGTCTTGTCTATGATGTTATGCTGACCACCGCGATCAGTGAAATAATGGACCTCTTTTATCAGGCCTTCCATCATCAGTTTATGAAACTGTGCTCCGAGGCTCATTGCCAGCCAGGGTGGACACCAGGAAACAAACTCGACAATGACTCCCTTATCTGCAGAAGCTTTTTCGATTTTTTCCTCAACCCATTTCAGGATAGGGGCAGTGTCGGCTGCAACCAGTTCAACATGGCCGTTCGGCAAATGACAGCCTATATCAGTAGGCAGTTTGCACAGGTCAAGGGGCACATACGTTTCTCTGTGTCCGGACAACGAAATCAACGATGGCCGGTCCTTAGTTTGTTTAAAATTCTTCAAAAAATATTCCTCCACAATTCGATAGTTGAACACCGTTTTTTTAGAAGGCCTGTCTGGGGGGCAAGCCTCCATTTTTCGTTTTTCCGTTTTTCCAGTGGCATATATTTGAAAGCTTAGATGCCTGCGTACTGTTTTTCCGGATCGTTTTTTAGTTGTTTCGTGATGGATAGATGTTCGTACCTGGAATGCGTTTTTCCATTTTTCCGTTTTTGGAGAAATGACATGAATCAAGAATCCGTTTTTCCGTTTTTGTGGAGCTGTCTGCCAGTCATGAACTGGCAAGAGGCGAGTGATCAGTCAATATCCGTTTTTGACCTCTTCCCAAGACAGCATTTTGAATTCATCGGATTGCTATTTAAATGAAAGTTGAATTCGTTTTTCAGTGTTTTTTCTTGTGCAGCTCAGCATTGAAGTCCTCGACGAGGTCAGTGAGAGGAACTTCCCTGCTTCCCTTCTTCCCACATACACTGCACTGCCAGACCCCTTTCACGCTTTTTTCTTCCCTCCATACGTTTGTTGCCTCCATGCTTTCATGGCAGCAACTTGGACATGTGCAGGGAAGCTCGTACGCACGATCGATGAACCCCTGCACATACCCGTCAAACATCTCTCTCAATATGTCCCTGGGATCCCTGTACTTTGCATACAGGGCAGGCTGGATAATTCCGGCTGCCATCACTGGGTCTCCTTAACATCTGTTTCTGCAACTATGTTTCTGCAATCCTGTACAATCTCGGCCCTCAGAGGGTCTGTTTTTTTGAGCATCTGATACAGCTCTTCGGGCATCGCGGCTATGTGTTGGACGGAGGGTTCAGCTGCAAGGTTAGACATTCGGTACCTCCTTTCCACGCAGCCTGTACAGCTGAAGGACAGTGGGGTAAACATTGTCTGTGTACCAGCCAGTCATGCTACCGCCGCCATCTCTTGCTTTATCATTCTGATTCCGCGGGACACCGCTGCCCGGTACGCTTCACTGGTGGTTACATAATGACCGCACTCAACAAGCTCTTGAATTTCTTTGTCATCTACCGGAGAAAATTCCACTGTTCTTCTTACCATAATTATGCTCCTTTTCATCTCCTAATTATAGGATATTATCTAATTATTATACATAATATATAAGCATTTCTAACAGATATCTATAATTATATGAAAAATGGTGATTTCGAGGGCATAATTATTCCCATAGATTATATGTGATAAAACGACGTACCTATAATTATTGGTGCACGTATGGCGGAGATAAAATATAAAAAGGAGAAAGTTACGGCTACTGTCAGCCCTTACATCCGTAAACGAATCGATATGTTCGTTGCGGCCGAAGAGTTCAGTAGCGTTTCTGATTTTGTAAATACGGCGTTAGCAGAGTTCATCGGGAAACTGGACTACCAGAAGAAACTCGAAGCCCTTGCAAAAGACACACCGCCTGACAACGCTGATGATGATAAGCGTCTTATAACGCTTATAAAAACACTTGTGAAAAACCCCAGTTTGTTAAACCCAGCGTATATTAATGAAACTAAAAAACAAGAAGAGCCTCCGGATAAAAAACCCAGAGTCCTTTTTGAGGGGGAGGCCGAGGATTATCCCCGTGAGTGGATTTTGGAATAATTTATTACATTATTTTAATCACTCAAGGAATGGAGAAAAATACACTTCGTCAAATGTGTTCTCAAGGATTGTTTTTGGGTATGATGTCTCGTCTAGTTCTGACCAACACACGTTTTCCAAGTCTTTAGTTACGGCAACTTTGGCTTCATATTCAAGACAATCTTTTTTAATACCGTCTTCTGATTCATCAACTGTATATGCATCAATAACTGAGCCCATTATGAACATTACTAATAAAACAATTCCTATTAGTTTTGCTTTTCCCGTATTATATTGCTCCTTCTACATTTTTAATAAATAGTTCAAATCTGATCATATTTATTACAATTGTATAAAGAAATAACTGACCTACTCAACACGAACGTTTCGTTTTTAATAAAAAAACAATTACTTATTTCTTTATATATTATGAAACCAGATTTTAATTTGGAGGATTTTTCGCCATCTCCTCCTCTAAAAACAAAGAGGTGAATCCCTCTGAACGGTTGTGAAATGAATGTATATAAAAACAAAATGCCCTTATTGTGAGAACGTGCTATTCCACAATGTCTGTATCCGGGTTGCAGCGCCTCGAGACTGCGAGAATGAAGACGGGATCGTTCTAAAAACTATCGAAGTCAGAGACTCTATTACCGAGGAGGGCATGGTACGACATGTACTGCATACTATTAAGAAATATCTCAGCGATGGGATGGAAGTCCGTGAACTGTGCCAAATCCTGACGAGGTGTTACGGGATTGCATCGGATTACTGCTGTGACCTCATACAGCGAATAAAAATTGAGCTGGACATGTACTGCCCGGACGGCAAGCGGTTGTGCTTCGTTAATGGACCTGAGTCCTGAATAATCTTTTTATTGTTGGTGGTAATATAAATTAGAGGTAAATGTTTACAATTGAAATATAATTATCTTAAAACTTATTATACTGTATGCTTCCCTCTCTGTTTAAACCCCTCCTTCCAAACGTACAACTATATAAGAAATCAAATCGTAATCAGGTATGTATGAGTG